GCACCAACCTATGTCCGCGTCTATGAAAAAGAAATCATCACAATCGGATTCCAAAAATTCTCGTACTAAATAATTTCGGGAGTCATCAACATGACAATTTCCAGCTAATAAACACCATTCTATCGAAATATTATTCCTCTCTGCCTCTTGAATGGTACGCACAAGACTTAATTGATATGTCGGTTCTGTCGCCCCTGACAAGGAAGGTGTCGCAATAAACACCTTCCTCTCCAGAGACTCCTTGGGTTTATAGTGATAAACGCTAGCCATTACGAGCCTTTGATCAATCCGACAGAAACCATATCAGACCGCAATTGATTGACCAAAGTCTTAGCAGCGTTAAGATCGCTGACAATGTTACCATGTACTGTCGTATTAGTTGCGTTATCGGCCGTTTCATCTAAAGCAGTGGTTCGCACCGTTGCTTGATCTCCGTCTGACGGCCTAGTTATAGGATCAGCACCGAAAAATCCCACTTTTTCGGTAGCACTTTTCCCCACACAAGTCCCGTCAGAGCTATTTGTACCTAAATAATGTACTGCCATATTATACCTCCTTAGTTCTTTAGTTAGCGGCCAAACGGCAAGCAAGTTGCGGCCGGATGGCTTTATAACCATACAAAACGTCAATCCTACACGGAAAAAGATCGTTATTAATATCATATTGCCGGACAATCCTCATACTTATACCGTCATAGGTTTGCCTAGAGGCAAAATCCACGCCGTCAGGCATAACGAGATCAGCAGTAGCAAACGCGAAAGCATCCTTGTGAAAACCCATAGAAATGTTATGCGCTGTATCAGCCGCACCATGAAAAGTTAGGCTTTTGTTATCACCGGCCGCGTTGGTAACGTTCTGATAAGGACCGCTTTCAATAATTTCCGGGGCGATATCAATAATAACATCACCGCCACTAGTTTGGTCAGCAGTTGCAATAAACTCCTGAAGATCGCCAGTATCGGTTTTGGTTTCTGGATGTACTCGATTGACTCCGGCAACAGTAAAAACATCACCTTTCAAAATAGTGCCGGCACCGGTGTCAATATCCAAAGTGTTTCCAGTTTGAGAACCGCCCTTGGTTTGATAATTGCCATCCTGGCTGCCCACAGTGTGAGACGGGAGTAGAGTGTTTTCATAAAACTTAAAACCAGCAGTCTGAGCGACCAATCCCTCCTTGTATAATTTAGAAATTTCATCGCCCGAATGAAACAACCCCTTCAGATCATCAACAATATCCACATTTAATTGGGTATCCATTGTCATAGTCCGGAGGTTGTCCATCGGGGCTAAAGCATCGGCCAATTTTTTTCGAACATTCAGAACGTTGGTGAAAACCGCGGTAGCACCAGAGTTGTCTACTTCCTGATACACATCCTTGTACATACTTAGAGCGTCAGCTTCAATATTAGCCGCCAATACAGCCATTGCCGGTTCTAGGATACGATTAGAAAAATCATCCAAATCAAGAGTCAACTCATTAGATGTAAATTCCATATCCACGCCCTTCTGAGTAGCGACCGCTAAATCTTCTTTCTTTTCCGTAGTGTCCTGAACATCGATTACTCGACCGGTCCTTACAGTATACTGATTGGGCATTCTGATGCGCAGAGGAGAACCAATTTTGGCCCCGCTCTGAGCAAACCGGTCATCATAAGTCCGGTTTACATTGCCCACAAAATTGAGTTTTTGGTGGAGAATACGTTGAGCTTCTTTCGTAATCTGGTCCACCGTTAAAAGTGTATTGTCTGCCATATTTAACTCCTATTTCGTAATTGTTTATAACGCCAGTCTATCCATTCATTCATGGCCATTTTCTCCGGGTCTTTTGTAGCTGTTTCTTGGCTTCCAGAGACTGTATCCACAGGAGGTGGCGCCTTTGTTGTTTTCTTTTTACTTTCCGTCTTTGTTAATTGTTCTTCTAACTTAGCAAGCTCTATCGCTTGTCGAGAAGGAGATTTTTGAGCTATATTTTGAGCCTTGTCCGGGTTTTTCCCCAGATGATAAGCAACAACATGACCGTTTTCCATTTCAGCAGCTGCTTGAGCCATTGCATCCGTTACCTGCAAATCGGAATTGTCAATTACAACCGATTCATAATCATTATAAGCCTTAACTCCATTATAATTTAAATTATCAATGGCCTTATTTAACTCTTCCTGTTGCTGCTGCTTTTGCTTTTCCTGTTGCTCTTTCTGCTGCTGAGTTTCTCGTTCACGTTGCTTCTGCTCGACTCGATAATCAGCCAGGGCTTCTATAAACTGTTCTTCCTCTTCGTAATCTTCGCGACTTGGTTTTTTAGGCGATTCTTGTGGAGTCTGAGTTTGAGTCTGCTTTTCGAGCTCTTCGGCGTGTTTCCGCCAATACTCAGCTTCTCGTTCGTTTTTGCGCCTTTCATAAGTCAACTCGTTAATACGTTTCTGAACACCAGAAGCCTTCTCTTCTCCTTCTTCTCCTCCCTCTTGACTTGTTTCTTCGGTGACCGAATCCGATCCTTCAGCGGCCTCTGCGGATTCCTCCGTTTTTTCCTGTACTTCCTCTTCGTCTGACATCTTGCTCTCCTTGAGTTCGTGCGGCTGTTGCCGATTGTTGTTGACTAGGTAAAATACCTAAACGCTGGAGCTTCTGCTCTACAGCGGCTTCAGCTACCTCATTCATCCCTTCTTGTCCAGACGTTTCTGCGTGTTGTTCTGCAAGACTCTGGACATCTTTAGCATTTTCAAGTTGTTTGTTTCTTATTTCCAACTCTTTCTTTTTCATATCAAGCTGTTCCTGAGGATCAGACTGTTCCTGTCCTTGCTGGCCCATACCCTGCTGGATTTTTCGGATTCGTTCGTAAAGTTCTTGCGAACCCGGCCAATCCATATTTTTAACAATTAAATCAATAACCTGTGGAGCGAGCGAAGGCATATTCTTAATAATCTCTATCATGTTCCGAGTTGCTTCCTCTCGTTGTGTATTATATGTCGGCCCAAGCTCTACCACAACGTCGTATTTACCTTGGGTTACGTCATTAATTACCTGCGCTTCTCCGGAGTTTTCGTCAATAACAGTTTTATTTATCGGAACGAATTGTTCTGTACCATCCGCCCCCAAAATTCTTACAATACGTTCAGAATCATAAATGTATGGTATTAAATCAACCAATATTCGGCCGGCGTGCCGAATTGCTCTTTCAAGATTGTCCATAAACACAAATGTAGACATATCGCCTTCGATTTGTCTAGCTTGAACCTGTCGACCGCTTTGTTCTCCGCCATTAGCTCCTAGAGAGGCGTCGTATTTGCCGGTTGTAGCTTTAATGTCATCCGCTGCTTGCATTCGTTCTTGTGTAGCTCCAGAATCCGGGATTGCACCTTGTTGTCTGCTGGGCATCTGCTGACCAGAAATATTATTATAAAGCAGATAAGGCATTGGCCGTCTATGTGCCACATTCCACTGGTTTTCATGATTTTGTATCTGTTCAGGTGTTGCTAACCATGGCTGCTTAGGAGCCATAGAGACCGTCTCGACTGCTGTGCTGATCATCCAATTATAGACCTTCTGAGCATCCCGGGCGTGTCTATGTGCACTTTTAAGATGCCTTTCACCGCCCATATAAACTTCTTCACCCATTACTAAAATAATCGGAATATATCGTCCAGGTCTTTCTGTTGGGCCATCTAATACTTCCGACTCAGTAATTTTACACCACATGATCTTTTCTGTTTTTACTTCTCGCTCTTGCTCTATTGCAAAAGTAGCTTCCGGAATACGTTCCCCGGCTTCATCCACTTCATCTGCCCATTTGATTAGTCCCTTAGTGTCGGCAAAAGTAACAACTTCAAAATCTTCATTCTCAATCATAGTTTCATCCATGACATCACCAGTAGCTAACTCGTACAGTTTCCGTTTAACCGGTTCTTTGTACCAATATTCGGCTATTCTTATGCCATCTTCAGTCCACCAATCGCTTTTTTCTTCGCCCGGAGAACTATTAAAACCAGATAGTTCAGCTTTAGGATATTGTTCTTTAAATGTTTCTTTGTCCATCACCTCCGAAATAAACGCCCATTCCATGTCAGAAGCATCAGCTTCGGTGTAACTCGGATCAATATGTACATTGAACGGATTTGTTATCCTTTTAATACAAATATCCTGATTGAACGTATCTTCTGAAGCATAATCGGTATTAATTCGGAAAAATCCCCACCCACCCTCAATAGCTTGATCAAAAGCGGTATCATAAGCAGCATCAGCACCGGAGTTATATTCAATGTTTTTAATTAGTCCATCTAATATCTCTACAACTTTCGGATCAGCAGAACTATCTATCGGTTTTACTTTTATGCTCGGTTGACTTTTGCGCTGATCACCTCGAATTTGCTTAAGTACACCTGCAATCTTATTGACTGTAAGACTCGGGCGGCCCTTGCGCTCTTGTAGCGTTTGCTTATCCCATTGATCATCGTTGGCAAACTTGATATCTTCCAATGCCTTTTCACACATACTGCTTTCAGCATTTTGAGCTTGCTTGAACCGCGCTAACGCTGTCAGTAAAAGTTTCTCGTTTTTCTTTGCCATTATTTTTTCTTCTTGCTTTTACGCCATTTACTATAAGCAATTGCTAATCGTTTATCTCGGTCTTTATACTTTTTCTGCATAGCATCATTAGAAACAAAACGGCTTATATACTCACTACGTTTTTCATCTTTCTTGGGTTCTTCCGGCATTTAATGTAGCTTCCTTCTATTCATTACATCCCCATCCACGTAGTTCCAGATGCACCAAAGCTCGACAAATTTCCAGATTGCATGTTTTGCTTTTGCGTCTTCTCGTTTGCCATTACAAGAGCATCCCCTTTGTCTGGGCTGCGGCCAATGCGTTTGATTATATCTTCCTTGCGTTCGATCTGTACTCCTGTCGATTTTAAGCTCCAACGCGGCGCGCAAAGATCGGCTTTAATGTCGCTGCCTGGTGGTAATGCTATATTTTCTTCGTTTTTCGGATCCAACGCTTCTCGCATTTGCCACCATAACGCAGACCGTACATTTGTCATTCTGAGCGCATGCGCTCTATCTGTTGCTTGACTTTTTTCAGCAGAGTTAATCGGAATTGTATGAATATTAGTACCATTTAAGTGATCATAAACACTTGCCCCGATACCGATAACATCAATGTGCACCGGCGCTTTGTCTTTTAGTACTTGAACTACAAGCGCTGCTACCGCCGGGCCATCCGGAGTCTGTGCGCCGGGGTAACATTGCAACTCTTCAAACCAGCCGCCATATCTCTTACTGATAACAGTTTCATCCCGCCCACCACGAGCGACATCTACGCCGATTGAATCAAGTGGGCCTCTATTCTTGGGTTCTATTTGTTCCCATCGCTCTTGCGCTTGCTCAACCCAGGCCGCAGGTATTACCTGCCATGGATCGTCATCTGTACCTACTTGGAAATCGCCATGCAACATTTGAGATCGTAATGGTTCAGGGAGTGCTTGTAAAGTCGCTTCGTACCCGGTTTCCATCAAAAACGGATTATCTCGTACTTTTGACGGTATAAATGTACGGCTTTGCGGATATAGCCAGTTCCCATCATGCTTAAACGGGCTGCTATCCTCACATTCGATATCCTCGCCTTTGATTGTAGTATACCACCGCAATTCACCGGATTCCGCCGGATTAGGATGTGTTGGATCAAGCCATGGCGCCCAGAATTGCTTTACCCAATCGCCGTCCGACGTGGTAGGCGGATTGCCGGTGCATACAACGCGACAACGCTGTGCAATGTCTGTAGTTCGGTTCCAAGTCATTAAGTAGCGAAATTGTGATTCATGAAAATGAACAATTTCATCGTACGCTTTCAAGTCATGAGCACGACCCTGCCACTTGCGTTCACTACCCACATCTTTGCAAGAGCCAAATTCAACCTGGTGCCCTTTGCCCAGCCGCCATATATACTCCGCGCCGTTAAAGCCGTCTTTATCCCCCAAGATATTTGTCATGCGATCAATTAAGCCCTGTAGCTGTGTTGATTCACGCCGATAAATAACAGCTCGCTTATGTCGAGTGAGAGCAAGTCCGAGTAGCAGATCCGATTTTCCTCCGCCTGCTGAGCCGCCATAAAACAAGATGTCAGCCTCGGAATTGTACGCGTCCATTTGCGGCCCTGGTATCGGCAGCCAGGTGTAACCAGCAATGAGCTTGTCCACTTCCGCCTTTTCTTTAGCAGTTATGCTCGGCAATAGCTCTTTAATTTCAGCCACAGAATATGTCATTCCGCGTCCTTGTCTTCTTGCCGATTTTTTGCAGATGACAATACGCTAGCGAGCTTTGCAGCGCGCTCTGTGTCAGAAAATTCAATAGGGCCACCGCCTTTACCAGTTAGCTCACCTTGCCATTTCTCTTTGTATTTTTCGCCGCGGTTCCCTTTTAAAAGAAATATCAGCATAGTGTCAGAGCCATTTAGCGCACGCCGCACAGCCTCTTCTTCCAACGCGTCCGTACCTTCTTCGACCGCGTCATTCCATTGTTGACGAAACTCATCATCTTCATCACGCCAAGTGTAAGCTGTTTGCCGGCGTATATTTAGCTGTTTAGCAGCAGTCGTGACGGAATTGCCTGATCTGATGCTATCGAGAAATTTTTTAGTTTTTTGGGGTGTCTTCTTTGTCCTGTTGCTCATATCGACCACCTTGTTTTTGTCTACCAAAACCACTGTAATATCGGAATTTTCTTTTTGTCAAAGAGAAATTCTGCAGTTTTTTCGACTAACTAAAAATTTTTTTTATTTCCCTCTTGACATCCCGATTATCATGTATTATATTATAATCAAGGAGCGACAAAAACTAACCCCCCGGCCTAAAACCGGGGAAAGGAGGCCAACAATGAAAATTATCGTAGAAATCCCGAAAGCAGAAGATAAGCGAAAAAAGAGCTGGAGGAAACAGCTGGAAGCCGTAGACCAGGACCGGTCAAACGGCTATGCTTTCATCGGTGATTGGTTACCCGGTGGGGAAAAAGTGGAAATCGAAGACGGGGAATATGTGTTGGCCTACGACGAGCCGGGTTCCATGAAAAACTGGCACCCGGAGGTGGTACTATACCAAGCATACGAGGAGTTTGGGCGACCCGAACTGCAAGAAATTTACCGGTACGAGGGGGACCGGCAAGAGAGAGCCTGGGCCCTGGGCTGCCGCGATAGCATCGCGGCTATCATTAATGAGGATAACGAACAAC